TCAAGGGTGCCGTGGGGGTTCACAGCGTTTATCTCGCTGCGAAGCATGACGAGAACCTGGCTGGACGATTCAGCCATACTGACGGAAAGTCATTGATTGACGGGCCAATAAAGGCAACCAAGCGTTCCATCGCAAACGTCATGGTCTACATGGCTGGTCGCTACAGCAAGCATCTGACCTTTGAAGAGGTGGAGATGGGACTTCTTGCGGCTGCTCCATCGGCGTCAATCAACGGCAAACGTCAGAAGTCGGGACCAAACTTCGATGAGATTGGACTACAGCTTCTCGATAAGATTAGCGGGAACCTGACCCAAGACGACATCGGGGCAGAGATTAAAGACATCATCGACAGGTTCCAACTGTACGACCCAGCGTCTCACTCTTATCGAACAGTCGAGCAAGGGCTTGGTGTTGCGCTGAGAATGCTTGGCTGGGAGCGTCGTCGCCAGATGACTGGAGGCACGAGAGCATACAGGTGGTATCCGCCAGAGGGCTTCTTTGATGCTGATACACCCAACGAAGTGAGTGAGCCAGAAGATGTAGCCATCGATGCGAGTGGAGTTGACGATGTCTTTGACGACTGGTCTGACGACATCGCTGAAGAGCAGGTGGTCGAGGAAGAGCCAGAGACAGAACCAAAGCCAAAGAAGAAGCAGAGTGGAGTCAAGCCAGATGAAGAGCTTGCGTCACGCATCTCAAGCATGAACCTGTACCCAGGAATCAGTTCGTATGAGATTGCAATGGCCAGCTATGACTTTGTTGGCAATGGCCTCGCCATTCCGACCGAGGAGTCAGAAATGCCACACAAAGCCAAGTTGTCTGTTGGTGCAACCATGAAAGACATAGGCTGGAACAAGAAGACTCGACGCATCGACGGCATTCCTCACGTTGGCTGGCACCCGCCAAAAGGCTGGGAAGAGCCAGAAAGGCCTGAGACGGTACTTAGAAAGAAGTCAGAGCCTGAAGAGCCTGTAGTGGACGAGACAAAAGCTACAGCAGACAAGCTGCCTAGGCTTGGCGAGAGCGTTGAAGACATTGACGACGAACTGCCCTGGCCTGACATGGGTGACTTCTCTGGAGATGAGGGAGAAGAGGGCGGAGAGGAAGCAGTAGAAGACAATGCATACATCAAGAAGGTTGGCGTTGACGGTCGAGAAACGGTTTACATGTCTACGATTCTGATGAAGCACACAGGCGTGTACAAGAAGGCAACTGAAGAGCACCCATTCGAGACGATGCTTGAGTGGGACGCCGACGAGGAGATCTGGTTCTACGTGGAGACACCGGGGGAAGAGTAAGCTTCAGCCACGCGCAGGGAGGCATGGCGTACAGATGCCTCAACACCATTGACACCACAATGATTTTACACTACATATAGTGTTAGGAGAAACACCATGACAGACTTGCGTTGCGTAGTCGGCGGGGGCTGGTTCTTGCCTCCAGGCTCGCCATACATGGACCAGCTAAGGGCAAAGTATACATGCCCAAACCCACAGTACAATCAAGCGATGGCCCTGAGAAAGAAGGGCAAGTGGGTAGAGGTTCCAGACGACAAAGTATACGCATGCAAGATGATTCCCCTTCGGCACAAGTGGGGAACTGGAATCATGGTTCCAAGAGGCATTGCGCTTCAAGAAGAGGTAGATGTAGCACTTCATTCGATTGTGTCCTACCCAAGCCTTGAAGACCAACAAGAGGCGCTCGTTCTTGCGGACGGCATGAAGCTCCGACCATACCAGCAGAAGGCTGTAGATGCGGTCGTACAGAGCAGGAATGGTTTGATTATTGCACCATGTGGGGCAGGGAAGACAATGATAGGGCTTGGAGTGATGACGAGGTTCGATACACGTATCGTTGTCCTTGTACATACCCATGACCTTGCTGAACAGTGGAAGCAGCGCATCGAGGCACAGCTACGAACCAGCAGCGGTGAGGTGCCAAGCGTCAGCATCTGTGGAGATGGCAAGCGCGACGACTCAGGTCAGATTGTTATCGCCATGTTCCAGTCCCTTGCCAAGGGAAGATGGGAAGAGGTTCAAGAGTGGGGCAAGCAGTTCGGTGTGTGCATTGTTGACGAGGCTCACCATGTGCCTGCCAACACATTCAGCAAGGTGATGATGTCTATGCCTGCCAAGGTTCGGGTTGGGCTTACCGCTACACCGGACAGGCCTGATGGTCTTGGCGCAATGCTGGGCTGGCATTTCGGTAACGAGTTGTTCCGAATCACAACGAGAGAGTTGATTGAAAAGGGTCGCGTGATGAAGCCAGACGTTCGCTTTGAGCGGACGAGGTTCACTCCTCCCAACGTAGATTGGCCAAAGCTCATCAGCAAGACATGCGAGGACATCGACAGGAATGAGCAGATACTCTCTATAGTCGAAGGGTTTATACGGGAAGGCAGGCAAGTGCTCGTGCTGTCCGACAGGGTTCAGCACTGCATTGACATGGCAGAGCACATTGCAAATCGAGGCATGAGCGCAGCGGCACTGGTTGGCAAGATGACCAAGAAGCAGAGAGCAGAGGTGCTGGCTGCCGCAGACTCCAGGGAGTTGAAAGCCATCTTCGCAACTACTGTTGCCGATGAGGGCCTTGACCTTCCAGGGCTTGATACTGTTGTGCTTACTACGCCCACAAAGGCGATGGGTCGCATACAGCAGAGAATAGGCAGGATCATGCGGACTGCCGAAAACAAGAAAAAGCCTATTGTGATTGACCTTGTCGATAACAGTAAGGCTGCATGGTACGCACACAAGGCGCGCGCCAGGTTTTACCAAGAGTTAGGCTGCAATGTTCAAGAACTTTGAAGACGGAATAGAAAATGATGTGTCCAGCATGTGGGGCGAAAACAAAGGTGGTGGCTTCTCGAAGCACAGCTAAACCAGGCTCAGGATGGACTGTGAGTATCGGAAACAAGGCGATTGGCTGGTACACCACAGACTTTATAGCGAGAAGAAGAAAGTGTACTCACTGCTCATACAGGGGCTTCACTGTAGAGATTTTTACTGACGACGTGAAGGGCATCGTCAAAGAAGTAGAAAACGGGCACGCGCCCGACCATTTAACAACAAAGGAGAAAGAAGATGAACAAGGTCATCTTGACAGGAAACTTGGGCCAGAAGCCTGAGCTTAGAAAGGCAAACTCAGGTATGTCTATTACCAATCTTCGGATTGCAACCAACGAGCGCGTCAAGGACGGCGACCAGTACAAGGACCACACTGAGTGGCACACTGTAGTTGTCTTTGGCAAGCAGGCTGAGAACTGCGCTAACTTCCTCGACAAGGGGTCAAAGGTTGCTGTTGAAGGCAAGATTCGCACACGCGAGTATCAAGACAAGGAAGGCAACAATCGCAAGAGCACAGAGGTTCTTGCAGACCGTGTTGAGTTCATGTCCAGGCCAGACAACGGTGTATCGCAGTCTCAAGGTCGTCCTCAGTCTGGATACCAGGCAAACGACGAAGAGATTCCTTTCTAAGTACAAAATGGGGTGAGGCGCCACAGGCAGGCGCACCGGGCTGTTACCCCGGTTGTTGTAGGTTCGAGTCCTACCGCCCCAGCTTTTTATTGGGAGAACAATGCCACTTTATATATTTGAATGCAACTCTTGCGGCAGGATGGCCGAGGTTCTCCAGAGCTTCGCTGATCCATGGCCGGACTGTACCGAGTGTAAGAAGCAGATGAAGAAGAAGCCCGCTCTTACCAGCTTTAGCCTTAAGGGTGATAGCTGGGCAAGGGACAACTACGGCCTGAAGAAGAATGCCTGATCATTCTTTAGATGACATAGTTCACTCTATTCAGTCAGCGGTTATAGCTGCCACGGACATTGCCGAAAGGCACGAGCTTGACTCGATTACGAATCAAGAGTTCTGGGAGTTGAAGACTGATGATTCCGGGGAGCCACTTAATGATGAACATGGAAGGCCCATATATGTACCTCGTATGGTCGTCATGGAACTCCCAACATGGGAAGATGGAGTACTGGTACACAAGAGAGTTCCGGTCCCGCTCCAGTCGCTCACTACCGGCCAAAGCCTTCGGGTGGATACGCTTGAGGTCGAGATGTCTGTTGAGATCTCTGGACTCACGACGGACAAGAAGAAAGGCAAGCTGATGGTCCGGCCATGTGCAAACACGTCATGGTTTAAAAAAGAGAGCAACACTGCTAAACTCAAGCTGATCTTCAAAGGCAGTGAGCCTCCAGAGGGTTATGCAAGAATCGATGACCAACTGGTCAAACTAATACCGTAGGAGTTTGTTATGGCTGATTCAGGCCTTGTAAAGATGTCAGACCAGTTCGGTGGTCTTCCCATGGAGCAGCTTATCGGCGGCCCACTTAAGGCTGCTTGCGATGCTCAAGTGCTGCTCGCTAAGGCTTCAGCCGACTTCATTAAAGATGTCGGAATGAACGATGATGGCAAGGGAAACCTTACTGCACGCACGGTTGACTTCAGCTTTGAGAAGCCAGTTCAAGACGCTGCGGGCAACACAACGATGCAGAAGAACGACCTCAAGGTCCCGACACTAGCTCTTCTCAGCCCACCATCTCTGTCTGTGAAAGAGGTAGACGTAAACTTCACCATGGAAGTCAAGTCTTCTACGTCGAGCAAGACAACCTCAGACAGCAAGGCCGACCTTACAGCCAAGGCCAAATACAACGCTGGCCTGTTTAGCTGCGAAGTGACTGTTCATGGCTCTGTGGCCAACCATAGCGAGAACAGCCGTAAGAGCGACAACAGTGCCAAGTATGACGTTAAGGTTGTAGCTCGTGATGACGGGCCACCGGAAGGCCTCATGAAGGTTCTGGACATGCTCAATGATGCTATTGCGCCAACACAGGGAGTGGCGCCACCTAAGAAGTAAACCTTTAACACCACAAAAGGAGAAACAACATGACACTGTTAACCATGCTTATTGGCGTGAGCTTTGCTCAAGATTTTGACAACGGGTCATACCGATACAAAATCTTTGATGAAGTGTTGCGTGACAAAATCTGGATAGTTGAGGCCTCAAATGGCCTATACGAATGCAAGGCGACAATTGGATGCCCAGGCCTTGATAAGGACATGATCATCAGGTCTCGCAAGCCAACGCGCTACGACCCTTTGATTATCCACTACGTTGTGGACTGGAAAGTTAGAAGCTGTGAGCTAAAAAGCTGCGCAGATATTCCTGATCTTACGTATGACTACAACAGGTAGATCAAGTGTCCTTGTATGCAATCTTCACTGATACGGCGCTCGTCGGGGCGGTGAGGCTGTTTACTCCGGTCTCATTTGATGCCCACAAAATGACGCCGCCAGTAGCGTACCCTGATCCACAGTAAACGGAAAAGCTGCTTTCTGCTGGAACGTAGTAGCAGCCGTCGTACTGGGTGCTCGTGCTAAGGGTGCCAGTCGAGGTTCCCCATATGTGTCTAATGTAGACGCCAGAAGTGTTCGGGTTGGTAAACTCTATAGCGTATATTGTGGTGTCAACATTGTTAAACAACACCAAGGCAAGATCAAGATCTGTCTCGGTGGTCACAGTTGGAAACAGGCTTTCTGAGATTGTGCTTGTTGTAAGAGCCATCTTTATTTCCTACTTGCATACAAATGTTGCGACAACAGTTCCACCGGGGTTGTCTGTGTCGCTAAAAAGCGGACCATCGTTACACCAGAAAGTAAGCCGATCAAACGGTAGACCATCTGTAAAGTCAAAGCGCTTGTTGGTGCTTGCTGGAATCCTAAACTGGTAGTCGGGGTAGCTTGACCCCGAGGTATAGGTAGTATCAAGCACCTTGAATTTAAAATAAATAGCAGCGCTGTGCTGGTTGTCAATTTCCAAGGAAATGACGTTGCCAGCAGTGCCGAGAACATCTTCATCTGCGGTTGCGGTGACCGTAGATTGATTCACAATTTTATATTTCAAGCCGCTTGAGCTAGCGTAGCCACTTACTTTGAGAGCCATAAACCACCAAAAGGTTGAGCATTTAACCAATGCTATCATAGCAGGGTGTACAAATTTGTGCCCGTAAAAGATTTGAACAACATGTAGTGTAGGCGCAACCTTGACATGGTCACTGGTGTGGCCTACGGTGATAACACCAAAAAAGGGGGAAGAGCATGCGATGTTCTGAGAGAATTGTAATAGACACCACAAAAGCACTACAGGCGCTTTTTGATCACGTTGGGGGAAGCTACCGAGAGGCCGCAGACCTTATGGGTTGCGGGCACACCCACCTTTGGGGAGTCCTCAACGGAAAGAGGCCACCAGCAACCGTTGACACTCTTGTTCGATATGCGGCAAAAGTGGGCAAAGAGACTGGCATCTCGATGTCTATTCTAATCACTGACAAGCAGCAGGTGATGTACAAAATAAAGCCATCCCAAACCTAAGACACCACGGAGAAACAACAGTGTGGCTGAAAAAAGTAGAATCTATATCTGTATCTGGAATAGCGAGAAGCCTGGGCCTAAGCCCAAAAAGAGGCGGATCGTTTGGCCCGTGCCCATGTTGCGGGGCGGAGCAGAGAGGCAGCACAGACAAGCGCGGACCAATTGGCCTGAGAAGAGATGAGCTTGGGTGGAAATGCCACCGATGCGACATTGGTGGATCAGGTGTTGACCTTGTCTGCTATACGCTCTCAGGATCAAACTTTAAGAATGCATCAGACTCCGACAAGGATCGCACAAGAGAATGGTTCGAGAAGTCTAGAAACCTTGAGGTTATTACACCTGAAAAGGCAGCAGCAAAGCAGAACGCGAGGCCACCCATACAGGAGGTCCATTCTCTTTGGAAAAGCTCTCTGAAGCTTCATGAGGTTCCTCAAGATGATCCCGTGTTTGAGTTTTTATCCTCAAGAAAGCTAGATGTAGCGTCACTCGCCCGCACAGGCGTTGCTAGGGTTACCCCAAAAAGAAACGCTTATGCGTGGCCAAAGTGGTGGCCGGGGGGTCGCAGCATGACATGGAGGCTAATTGTTCCAGCATTTGACGCAGAGGGCAGGTTTTGCAGCATTCACGCAAGGGCTACATGCGAAACGAATGGCGCACCTAAGACGCTTTGGCCCAGCGGATTCCAGGCTGGCGGCCTATTCATGCCCAACAGGTACGCGGTGAAGATGATGAAGGGCTCTGTTGTAGAGATAGACGGGGTTCTGTTTGTCGAGGGCATCACTGACTTTATAAAGGTGTCGGCGGTAGCTGAGAAAGAAGGCCTTAAGCTTGCTGTTTTAGGTGGAACATCAGGTTCATTTGGAAGCGTCGACAAGCTTGGCATTCCAGATGGCGTTGACATCTATGTGGGAACAGACCCTGACCTAAAGGGTGACGAATACGCCAGAACAATACAGATGCAGCTTGGCGCTCGAGCCTGTTATCGTCTTCCTCTTGCTGAAGTAGAGGGAGGCGAAGTTGAAAGACCTTGATGAAATACTAAACGGTGAGCCTAACGCCCCCACCCTCTCCCAACTTCTTGTTGCCGCTAAGGAGTCCTACAACAGCGGAAACCAAACCGGGCCACAGGCGCGAGTAGCATCAAGACTTGAAGTTACGACAAAGAGGGACGGCACAGAGAAGGTGTCTTCAACTGTTCCTAATCTGATCACTATCTTTCAGTACGACAGGAGGTGGTCGGGCAGAATCTGGTTGGACACGTTTCGGAATGTCATCAAGATGGATGACAAAGACTTTTCGGACACAGACGCCACGCGAATCAAAAGGTGGATGCACCGCCACTATGATGTTCATTTCAGCACCGACTGCATTCTTGAGTCTGTTGGGTTCTTTGCAGAAGAGAACGGCAGGAACCCTCTTGTTGATTGGCTTAAGGAGCTTGAGTGGGACGGCACACCACGCATGGATGAGTGGCTCATCAGGGCTGTTGGGGCAGACGACACAAAGCTTACCCGAGAGATGGGCCGCAGATGGCTTGTGCAGTGCATAGCTCGCGCTTTGGATCCAGGCTGCAAGGCGGACTGTGTGCTGATCTTGGTGGGCCCCCAAGGCGCACGCAAGAGCACAACGTTCAGGCTGCTTGCGTCTGACGAGTACTTCTGCGACACGCCCATGGATATCGGCTCGAGCAACGCATACATGCAGATTCACAGAGCGTGGCTGTACGAGGTTGCTGAGCTTGACTCGATCCGCAGGGCTCACAACTCATCAACCAAAGCATTCCTCTCAGCACAGGAAGACACGTTCAGACCACCATACGGTCGCATGCCCATCACACTTAAAAGGCACACAGTGTTCTGCGGTACGACCAACAAGGGCGAGTTCATTACCGACATGACGGGCTCGCGCCGATACTGGCCAGTCCAGATTGGAACCATTGACACTGATTGGACGATAAACAACCGCGCCCAAATATGGGCAGAGGCAGTTGTTGCATACAATAATGGCGAGAAGTGGTACCTTGAGAATGAGGCTGCGCAAGAGCTTGAAGCTCAGTCATCTGACTTCAGGCAGTACGACCCCTGGCATGAGGTGATCGAAGAATGGTTGGTTGGCTGCATGAGAAAGTCCTCCACGAGCGAGATAATGACTCAAGCACTTAGCCTTGAGAAGTATCAGATGACCCGCAACAACGAGATGCGTGTTGGAGATATTATGCGTCAACTTGGATATGATCGCGTTCGCCGCAGAATAGGCGGACAGAGGACCTACGTGTGGGTCAAAGAAAAGGACGACAACGTCATATCTATGGCGAAACCAGAGCTAGTAGAAAAAGCTGAGAAGGGGGAGAAGTAGTGTTTTCAGAAGCACGAGACACCACAACTGAAATGGCAACACTTGTAGACAAATACCTTAGTGAAGATGACAAGAAGATAGTCCTCGGCAAGCCTGGCATTACTAACTCTATGTCTATCGGTGAGGGGAATAAGTTCCTTCTTCACTCTGCTGCGACCAGGGTGAGGAGGTTCATTAACGATCTTCACTACGTAAAGTTTATTGCGTACGGCTTGGACTACATAATGCTTCAAACATCAAGCACCTTTATGTCTGCTGCTGCTGAGTTTGATTCAATCGATGACCTTATAGACTTTGCCAGCGCCTATTTTTACGAGTGGTACCAGGAAGGGTCACTTGATGACCGAACGCTCGACATGGCATATGTCTGGATGTCAACTACACCATATGTAGCGCTATCGATGACTGAGTCTGCGCGCAAAGAAATGCACAAGGCTGTAGAGTATTTATGGATGGCGCCCCTGGTTCCAGACAAATCCCTGTACGTTCATTGTTACGACATCGGGGAGTCTGAGGTTGTAAAGTCTATGCAGCACTGGATGAACAACGCTCCGATCCCTTATGATGGTTGTGGATACAACAACATCATTAAGCCCCAGGAAGTCGATGCTTGAAATAACTAAAGATGAAAGAAAATGGTCCACCAAGCAGGGTTGGACCATTATTGCTAGCAAAGAGTCCATACAGGTTTTTGATGTTGACGAAGACCCCGTAATAGAGTCCATCACAAAAGAGTCAGCACTCAAAAAGATTGAAGACCATCTTGAGTCTCAAAAAAGCCACGCAGCTTTCGAGATTTTAATGTCAGCCCTCAAAGACCCAGTAGACGCATAGCTATTTCTTCTTAGCTGGCGCTTTCTTCTTAGCTGGCGCTTTCTTCTTGGCTGGAGCCTTCTTGGGCGCAGGCTTTGTTGCGTCCGCAAGTTTGGCCTCAAGCTCACCAATGTATGAGTACAGCGTAGAGATAACTTCTGTTGAGTTATACCCATGGCTGCCCCACTTAACCTTGGTGACAACCCGCATTTTATCGACTTTTTGTTTAAGACTCATTGTCTTCTCCATTTATGATCTAAGGCTCGAGTTCAAACCCGGCCATTCCCTTACAGATACTACACCACCCGTAGCTTTTTCGATACCAATGGCCAACGGAAGGGATGGTGTTTTTCTTCCGTACTCAAGGTCACGAAGGTATCCAACACTGAGCTTTAGCTCGAACCTGATCAACTCACTGTTGAGCCACTGTATGAACAACACTCGAGTGCTCTTGCCTGGAAGGCTTTTTCGATAGTTTTCGATGATCATTTGGCACACCTTGTAAATAAAAAATAGCGCACCGGACAAGTTTTGTCCACACAGGGGTGTGGCCCCTTGACACACTTTGCTCAAAGAAGTATCTTCACTATAGGAGAAACAACCATGAACCAGACTGAGCGCGAGGCATGGCTTGCTGAGCGAAAGAAAGGACTTGGCGGAACAGACGTTGCCGCAATTATGATGTCAGGGGCAGAGCCCGCAGACAAAGTTGGGTCTTTCGACAAGAGTTTATTTAAGATCTGGTCTGAAAAAACTGGGCTTTTCCAGTCAGAAGACCAAGACAACGCAGTTTTGATGCGTGGTCGGGTGATGGAGAAATACGTATTTGAGCTATACGAGCTTCATTTAGGGGAGGGATGTCGCCTTTGGGAGAAGGGATTAACTTGGCACCCAACCCGGCCACGCATCTTCGGTACGCCAGACGCAATGGTTGAGCATAACGGCGTAACATTTGGAATGGACGCAAAGACTAGACGGTTCAAGAGAGGTTGGGGAAAGACCGGCACAACCGATGTACCTCTAGATGTAGAGGTGCAGATGCGCGTCTACATGGAGATTTTTGATGCGCCTTATTGGGATGTAGCCACCCTGTTTAGCCTGGATGATTTTCGAGTCTATAGAATCGAGAGAGACAAGGCGCTCGGTGAGCAGATACTCGATGTCGCTCAAGAGTGGTGGGACAAATACGTTGCGTCTGAAACCCCCCCACCACCCGATGCCACAGACATGTGCAGACAAGCGCTTGGCAAAGTGTTTAAGCTGAACCCAAGGGTTGCAGATGAACCATTGAGGCCAGCAAGTGTTGCAGAAAGAGACCTGTACGAAAAGATACTGAAGGCCAAAGACGAGCACAAAGCCGCTACAAATAAAAAGAACGAGCTAGAGAACCAGCTACGAAGCTGCATTGGCGAGTCTATGGGAATCGCTGGAATAGCAACATGGAAGCCATCCAAGCCACGACAGACCTTTGATAAGAAAAGATTCGCAAACGATCACCCAGACCTGTACAAAGAGTACGTTACTGAGAGTCCAGGCAACCGAACCTTACGAATAATGGAGCCAAAAGATGACGACAGCAATTAGCCGAAGAGACCAGCTTACAGCCCTCAATCAATTTCTTGGCACCAAGAAGAAGAGCCTTACTCAGATTGCACCGAAAGGCGCAGATGTGGACCGCATTATTCGTATTGCGATGATGGAGGCCGCTAAGAATGAGCGCCTTGTTCAGTGCTCTCCGACATCGGTTTATTTGGCGCTGGCGAAGGCCTGCGAGCTTGACCTTATTGGTGGCGGCGCACTCCACCGAGCATCTCTTGTGCCCATGTGGAATAAGCGGGCAAAGTGCTTCGATGCTGAGCTTTGGATTGAGTACACAGGCCTGATGGACTTGGTAAAGCGCTCTGGCGAGGTTGCTCACTTTAAAGCTGAGATTGTGTACGAGAACGATGAGTTCGAGCACTCGTTTGACCTTGAGCAAGGGGAGATCCTTAAGCACAAGAAGTGCTACCAAGACCCAGGCGAGATGCTCTTGGCTTATGCCGTGTGCTTCTACAAGGACGGGCAGCGCCAAGTAGAGGTCATGCGAAAGGACCAGATCAATAAGATTCGACAATCTTCCAGAAGCCCAGACAGCGGGCCATGGTCCCAGCACACAGAAGAAATGTGGCGCAAAACTGTTATTCGTCGAATCTGCAAATACCTTCCGCTTACACCAAAGACACAGGAAGTTCTTGCTCACGACATCAAGTCAGACTTCGAGGAAGATTCCTGGTCTGACCAAAATATTGAGAACAGTGATGTTTCTGCTGCCAATGGTGTTACAATCGAACAGAACATCATAGATGTCCAGCCGGACGAAAAACCAAAGAGGCAGCGGAAATCAAAGGTTAAGGACTTGGTCGACAAGGCTAAAGAAAACAACCTTCCCGAGCCAGAAGAAGACTTCACAGAGTAGGAGAACGAATGTCACTCATTGATCAGATCGCAGAAGGCGGAAAAAACAAGCTGAAGATGTCTGAATCAGCAGGCACCAAGCAGGGCCCCCCAAAGATGATTCAGGCGACAGACTTTATGTCTATTGTTCGAGAAATCTACGGGTCAAGAGAAGTAGACAAGAAGTCCAAGAAAGACTTTAAGGGTTTCCGTACTCGACTACGCAAAGCAGAATGGCCCCTTGAGGGAGTCATGGGCAAGGTAGACAAGAAGGCTTGGACGGAGATTTGCGACGATACGATCACATACATGATTAAGAACATCCGAAACTCTCAGCCAAACGGTGAGTGGATACTGCTCAACTATGAGGCAGACATTCGGATGAACCCTCTAAACCAAGAGTCGATTGTTGTTGCGTGCGAGTTTGTTGATGCTGAAAACAACGCCGACCTTCGGTATCAAAACGGTGTCCCCGCTGTCGATGTAAACATCAACATGGCCGACAACAACAAAGAGCTTATCGAGGCCATCAGCAAGAAGACTGAAGAGTCTGACGATACAGAGCTAAAGGACCTGATGAAGCAATTCATTCAAGTCATGGCTGCTGATGTAATCAAGAAGAAGGCCGCAGAGCCAGCACCGGCACCAGCGCTTCAAGAGGATGCCCCAGAAGACCTTGCACAAGGCTTTGAGGGCTAATTTTGTGATAGGGCCCTTTAGATTTAATTCACACATTGGTGGTGGTTCATATATTTTGATCTTGGATAGGCTGAGATCATTTTAATCCCGTGGATTAAACCTGGCTCACTCAAGCGTCACGGCTTGGGTGAGTCTTTTTCTATAGTCTCAACGATTTCAATATCGACCATTCCTTCATTGGCGCAATCTTTTACTTCAAATACTGTTTCGGCTGGCAGGCCTTCAACTTTATTTAAGTAGTCGATGCTCGCATCGCGAAGCCTGCTCTCTGATCCTTCATCGAAACAAACCGGCACAACTGTGACTACTGTTTTTTTAGTAGCCTTCAGCCTTGCAACAAGAACTGGTTCAGG